TTATCACACCATGAACAATTATCTTTGCCAATAACATAATACATTATTCTTCGTCATCACCTTCTAGTACATTTAAAGTCATTTGTACTGCATCAGAGAATATCATTAAGAAGATATCATTTAAAGATTGATCTGTATTAAAATCAAATCCACCTTCAATATAAGTTTCAAACATATCTCCAATCATTGCTGATAACTTTTCTTCATCACTTAATTCTATCTTTTTAATCTCAGTCATTGCTTCTTCCATTTTTTAAGTATTGCTTTTTAAGCATTTCCACCCCATTCTATACACTTCCAGTCATATACGACCCAGCCGTATTTAGTAACATACTCTATTCCTACTTGTACCTGTTCTTTACAGACTTTTTCTGAAGGGTATAAAAGGGGATTAGCCATAGTTTTGCAATCTGTTCCTTGCATGTTGCAAGCTAGTAATATTGCAGTAAACATTAGTCAATCCCTTTTATTTTAAAAATACATGATGCAAGCATATCCATCATTTCATCATGATCTTCAATCCCGCTTGCAGAAAATTGAATTTCACCGTCATTACTTTTAGTGATAAGAAGTGTACCTTCAAATATATCATCACAATGATTTAATACAAAACAATGATCATCTATATATTTGTCTTCTTTTTTAAGTTCTTCTTTTTCTTTTAGTCTTTCGGTAAAATTTATAATTTCTGTCATTGAAACGGCAGCCACCCTAATTTAGTTAAAGCCCAAAGTCCAATCCAAGTGTGAATGATAGATGCGACAATAACGCCGCAGCCCCATCCAACTAATTTACCAATTTTTTCGGAAAAAGTTCTAGTATCATTCCTCGACATGTGTATACTCCGATGCATGAGCTATTATATCTTTAATATAGGAATTACAATTTTCCCAGCTAGTATATACTTTCTTTATACTATGGTAATCATCATTTTTATCTCGACCACTATAATTAATTACAAAACCATTTTCACAAAATTCAATTTCAAATCCAGATACATCTTTTACTATTTTATTCATTTTAATCTTTCTAATATAATTGTTCTTTAACGTCAGGTATTATATTTCACAACCACCAGCAGCACACGCTAAAGTTTGAGCGCCCTCTGTAGTGTCTTCTACTTCATAATTTGATAACAAACTAAAATCTACTTTTGGAAAGTTATGAACAGCCTTAATATATTCTTGTTCTGTACAAGGTGTATAAGGGGCTTGTGCATAAGTATGTTCAGAATAAGGTAAGAATGAAACACCTGTTATATAATCAAAGTTTTCATAAACCCATGCGCCTACTTCTAACCATTCATGTTCTTTTACGTATACAGTTACTGATACAGAGTGCTCAGACCAATACTTTTGATAAGTTTTCCAGTTTTCTAATTGTTGAATAGCACCTTGTTCATTAGCTAATACTGCATTCTTTGGTGATTTTATTGGAAAATAAAACACTGTTGTTTTAGCAGGATTCATTACATCAGCTTCATTAGGTACGCCTTGATCTTTAAGAAATTGTGTTAAAGGATCGTTGTTTGCTTGACGTACAGCACGAATGTAATAAGGAGCAAAACGACCATGAATACCCGAAGCAGAGTCCACCAATTGAGATACTGTTCCACTTGGCTTAATGGTGGTAATTGCTGTTGCGGGGTTAATATTAAGAATATTAGCGTATTGTTCATTTGCTAATTGAGCCTCTAATTTAAGTCGCTTAAGGACTTCTGGGTTTGGATCTTGTAAAATTTCACAATCTTGGATACCTGTTAAAGACACACCTAATAATGCTTCTTCTTCACAGTTCTTTTGCCATACTTTTCGTACATATTTAAAATCTGTTAAAGAAGCTTGTAGTGTACCAAGTATAGCTGCTAATCTTACTTTTTCTATTAAATCGTCAACAGTATCACCTGCACGAGCAACTACTTCTGTTAAATTACATAGCTGTCCTGAGCGTAATTGTATCTCAGCACAGGGATTACAACCCATAATCAAATCCCCATTACGCCGTTCAGGGGCCATTTGCCTAGCACCTCCACGATTATAAACACCACGTTCTCCAGAACCTGATTTAGTAAGAGCAATCCATTCATCCATAAATACAGTTATAGCAGGTTTGCTGTCATAAGCAGCAGAGTTATTAGCTAAAGCTCGCCATGAAGCGGTTTCCCACCAACGGCCTGATTTACAATCTCTAATTTCTGGATCGCCCAAATCACTTAAGCTAATCAATGCAGACCTACGAACACCGCCGACTACTACTACTTCTGCAATTTTACAAATAATATCATGGACTTCCAAAGGTGTTAATTTACGCCCAGCAGCTTTTTTAAATACTGTTGTAACAAAAGACATTAAGTCTTTAAGTGGCTCTGGCCCTGAAGCTCGACCTCCCATAGTTTTTAGTCGAGCACCTTCTGGACGAATTTGAGAGTAATCCCATTCGTGTTCGTTTCCAAGATAAAGTTCTGCAATATGTTTACGTAAAGCTTTGGCCCAGCCTTCAGCACTATCTTCAATACTAATTGTTCGTTCTGATTTAGTAAACGTATCATTAATAATTGGCAGCTTATTAACGTGTTGAGCCTCTGCGGAGAATCCAACACCAGTTCCAGCCATTAAAATATAGAGAATTTCATCAAACACTCTGATATGATCTACTGCAGCAAAAGAACAATTATAACCACGAAAATGATTTTGTTCTAAAGCTTTCCCAGCTGACCACATAGCCCTCATAGAAGGCATTACTTCCCGTCCGTGAATAGCACTCCGTAGACGTTGGAAGTCTTCGTCAGAAATAGTATTGTTGCCAACACGTTCCTTCCAAAAACCAATCAACCTATCTACAGTCTCATCCCACGTTTCACGACGACCTTCAGCCTCTAGAAAACGTGAGTAACGAGAAAGATGGATAAATGATTCGTATGGTTTCATAATTTAATCCTTTTTCTTTTTAATTGTTGTTTTTGTCGGTGTAACTTTTTTCTTAGGCTCATACCATAAATTTTTAATTTCTTCTAGATTATCCATTGAATAAATTTTTCTAACATTAGGGTTAATTAACCATTTGCTAAACTTTTCATCAGAATAATTTTTTTCTTTTAGTTCTTTAAGAACCTCTTTCATTGTTGGCATTAGTGAAGTGCCTTTCCATCTTTGTTTAAGTTGTTAAAGAAAGTATCAGCATAATAAAATATAGAATTAAATTGTTCTTCTTCTTCATCATTTAATTCATCAATCATGCCATAAAGATACTCTTGTATGTAAGGGTTAAGGTTAGATATATCAACCCCCGAATCCAGGAGTTGACATATAATAGATAATTGTACTAAATGTTGTGAGTCCATTTAAATCCTAATTTCTTCATGTACTTCAAACTCATCAGACCCTCTTTTTAATCGACCTGTATCAAAGTCATAATACAAGCTACCAGAAGGGCCAGTTAATCCCGTGTATCTACATTTGAGGACTTTTGTTTTAATAGTGTTCCGCTCTTCAACATTATCCGACCCAACATTTCTAGCAAAAGCGATAATGTCCATAGAAATTTGTTTAATAGAGCCAGAGCCTCTAATGTCATCCATTGATGGGAGTTTTCCTTCTTCAAAACTTTTTCCTTTATTATCTGTTTTACGTAAGTGACTAATAAGACCAATCCAGACTTCATGCTTTTTAACAAGTCTAAGAAGATCATTCATAATTTTATCTATTGCTTCGTTTCCAGTGAGTCCTTCAGTGCCTTCCGAAGCGAGGATAGTGATGTGGTCAACAAATAAGTATTTACAACCACTAAGGCACATATACTCCAAGAAATCCATGATGGATCCGTCTGATATACTACCCTGATGATCAAGCACCAGAACACGATCAGAGTCGAATATGCGGTCAAATCCCACCTTGAGATCTTCGATAGGGATTTCTTCATTCGCAGGGTTGCGATTAAGTGCCATACCTGCCATTTTACGGGCAGTTTCAGCAGGAGACTCCTCAAGCGAGATAATACCGATTTTATCATCTGTTTTCTCCAATAAGTCAAGGGCTATTTCTCTTAATAGGGTTGATTTACCTGAACCAGTACCTGAAGTCCATAAGGTAATTTCGCCAAAGCGCATACCTTTTAATTTGTCATTAAGACCTTCCATATAATCAGGATACGGTACAGATTCAATTTCGTTATAAGCTTCTAGTTGATGCCATAGTTGTTCTTTAGTAAGTATACCTGCAGGTGTATAATCTACTGCATTATATATAGTCTTAATTACACTATCAGGATCTTTAATCCAAAGATCACTTGCATCTTTTTCATTAGACTTAGCAATTTTAATTTTATCATAACCAATGATACG